ATTCCGGTTCCTGTGGCTGCCATAACCGACAGCCCTATATGCAAAACAACTCCTGTGGAAGGCGAGGTGTTTATTGATGAATCAAAACAGACATTCAAAGCATCAGAAAATGACCGCTGTACGTGAGGCCGGATTCTGCATGATTGACGCCGGTATGTATCTGGATACTCATCCTTGCGATGGCAAGGCAATGGATTATTTCAACCGTTACCAGCAGATGTACAAAGAAGCCGTCTGCGATTACGAAAAACACTGCGGACCGTTATTTTTAACCGGTATTGATACAAACGATGGCTGGACCTGGACCGATGAACCGTGGCCATGGGAAGGGGGGTGCAGCTGATGTGGACGTATGAACGACGACTGGAATACCCAGTCAATATCAAAACGCCAAATGCAAAATTGGCAAAAGTAATAATCAGTCAGCTGGGTGGACCGTAGTGCTGAGAGTTATAAAAAGATTTTAATATATAAAATATTAGCATTCTATCTTTCCCTTTATTGTAATTTATTTGAAATAGCAATTCAACCAAATCCACCAAAATATTATTGTATAATATGTCAATAGAAATATATTCTTATAATAATTATAATTTAAGTGAAGTAGACTATAGAAAGAGGACAAATATCATGCTAAAAAAAAGAATTATTTCAATCACCGTTATCATATCAATAATACTATGTTTATTTCCTATCAGAATAAACGCAAAACAAAAACCAAAACTCAACAAAAAAAGTATAACTTTAAAAGTTGGAAAGTGCTACAAACTAAAGTTAAAATACGCAAAAAAGAAAGTGCGTTGGAAATCAAAAAACAAAAAAATTGCAACAATTACATCTGCTGGTTGTGTTTGGGGGAAGAAACAGGGTAAAACTAAAGTATTTGCATGTGTAGGCAAAAAAATTTTTTATTGCACCGTATCCGTAAAGGATACCCGAAAAAAAAGACAAACCTTATCACTAAAAGATAAAATAAGCGTAACAAACTACGTGGTTCCTCCCACTACATGTCACAACTCATATTTAGGTTACACTGTATCCATTGCTTCCGTCAATAAATTCAATTATAGTATTCGTGAATCAACTGATGGTACATATTGTATAGACATACAAATGGATATTGAAAAAACCTATGATTGCATTGAAAACTGGACATCAGAAGTCGTAATTTACTGTTATTTGTGTCCATCATTCATGGGATTTAATACATCCGTATATTCTGTAACATGTAGAGAATCAGGTCTAACAAAAGGAGATACTCGAACTATATCTGCTACTATTAAAAATGTAGCATGCGGTAATTATAATATCCTTGTATCTGGTATAGATACTAAATCATAAAAAAAGAGGGGAATTATTACACTTCCCCTCTTTTCTACAATATAAATCAAATTTCTTTAACCTTTTCAAGTTTCACCTTCCTTATCTGCTTTCTGTTGCAGTACATCAATAGATTTTGTAATCACCGACGGAAGTTTGATTCCCATCAAACCTGCATTCTCTGCAATGGAAATCAATTCATTTGTTATAAATGCTATAACCGTAGCATCTCGGATATAATCGGTACCAATAACTAAATCTATTCGGTGCATCAAAAGGACAATCACAAATATCATGCCCTTTTTTAACAAGCCCATAAAGCATGCATGCGATGTTGCTCTACCCGTTTCTGATTTCGGACTCTTCTTAAACACCACTGCAAGAATTAATCCCGCTACATAATCTACTGCCATGCAAATAAACAATGTTGTCATTCCTGACGTCCATCCGCCATATACTGACGCTATTGCACTTCCAACAAAACCAAAAATCGTACAAATCATCTGTTTCATTCTTCAGTCCCCCCCTTTCTTATTCTTCCAATTCATCCACAACCGTTGGAGATTCTCCCCAGATTGCAAACACCGCATTAACAATTTCTTCCGGTTCCGTCCCCTGCAAATCACTTCTTCCAGTTTCAGAATTAACATAGGCACATCTATGTCCATCGCCAATCTGTGATCTCACTCCATTAATTTCAATAAACTTTTGAGTTAAAATGCTAACTGATTGGTTCGTAAGCATATCAACCGTCTTTTCTTCCTTAATTTCCATCATCTCACCATTCCTTTCCATTAATCAAATCCAATAAATCAAATCTATGTAAACCATCGAAATCTGCTTGGCTTTCGGTAATATCACATTAAGATAGCCTGTGCCACTTGTAACCTTCGTTGCCGAAGTACCGCCTATCATGACATGACCGGCATATATTTCACGTATTTCCTTGCTGATATATCCTATTGGGTTGTATGGCAAATCTTTCAGGCAAAACTCACTAATACTAGGTGTTTCACTCTGCAATTCAAGCATGCCTTTAATATGAACTATATTGCCAACCTTTTTATATTCACCATAGCTGAAAATATTTGCGTATCTCTCATCACCATAATAATGAGAAATTGAGGGTGTCCATGTTTTTTCTTCATAGTTTCCCTTAACACCAATTGACGCCGCTACCTGACCACCAGTTACTAAGCCGGTATCTCCGGTATTAACTACTCCCAATGACTTCTGACATGCATCCCCCAATGTATAAGTTCCTGCCACCGGAACACCATCTTCATTGAAATATACCGGTCTTTTGGCACTTCCAATTGCTTTTTCATTAGAAAGTTTCTTTGCAATATTTACTGTTTTATCTGCGTCAGCTGTATTGTCAACATTTGATAATTCTGCTAATTTTTTTCTAATGTCAGAATCAAAAACAGTAAACATCGGTTCTACTGCCGTAATTGTAAGTGATTCAATTTTCACCCTGAACAGTGGCATATCGTCAATCAAGTCGCCGCCATCCAAAATGTTTCCTGAAATGTATGAAGGGTCTGTTGCCGTTGCTCCTGCTGTCCCTTTGATAACTACCAATGAAGCCTTTTCGATTGATGTGTCTGCATTTCTTTCATATCGCATAACAATCAGGTCATTCCTATTTGAACCGCTAATGCCATTTTCAATTGTTACATCCACATAATCCGTGAGTTCAACTCCCATCTGCGTCCCCTGGTTCATGCACATTCCGTCTCGGATTCTGATTTGATTATTTGTAACAATCGTTGCAGCAAATTTGTGACCATAATCAAAAACATATTTCCCCGTTCCAAAAACAGAAGCATTCATTGCCCGGAAATCATCTGACGTGATATGTTCTGTACCGGTCCGCCCTGTTACAATATTAACTGCCATTTTTCTTCACCTCATATCTTATTGATTCTTTATCTCTTTCAATGGTTACAATCTTTTTCGTGATTGGCTGCGCAACAAATATTCCCGTGTTGTTTTCAAACGCTCCGACAATATCACCTATATCATACATTTTTTCCGTATCCAGTGAGATTTCCAATTCGTCCGAAGCGTAATACTCTGCAAACCGTTCAATCGCACCGTCAACCATTGTTTTATAATGGTCCAGTACCTTTTCATAATAAGCATTCGGTGCAAATTCAACACCAACATCAACATCCTTTTGGCACGTATAATATTTGTTTTGCGTCCACGTTGGAAAATCGGTAACTACCTTCATATAATATTTATTTGCTTTCCAGTTCGGTGCCACAACCTTGGTTTCTTTGGTATATCTGTCCTGAGCGTTCCATTTGGGTGGTACTTCCTTGCTTCCTTTGTTATAAAACGTATTTTTCCGCCACTTAGGTGCTTTCTTTTTATAAATGGCTAAATCTCCACATTTTACATATTTACCATTAAAATAAATACAATAAGTGTCTTTATATGTATGTTTCCAATCGGATGGCTGACGCACCTGCAAATTATAAACTTCCTTTGAGTCTGCAGAACATTGACTGTAATCAATACCATCTGTAACATAATAATTACCATAATTTTTATTCCAGTCGTTTGGCTGTTTTGTCTGTTTCTTATATATTTCAACAGTCACACCATCAACGGCAGCATACTCATTTTCCTTGACTTCAAAATAGTCCTTGTAATTAGCCGCCCAGTCAGATGGTTGTTTTGTCAACAGTACATAAGTCGTTTTTGATTCACTTTCCACGTTATTGTATTCACCATTTGATAAATAAAAGTAGTCTTTGTAATTTGAGTTCCAGTTCCACGGCTGCACCGTCTGCAGCACATACACATCCTGAAGATTCCTCTCAATCTCCTTATAACTTCCATCTGAAATTTGAAAATACTTCGTATAATCTTGTTTCCAGTCCGGAGGCTCATTCGGCAGTGGCAGGTAATTTTCAATCGTTTCCGCTGAACTAAAGTCATACGTTTCCGCAATCTCTGCACTGCCAAACAACGATTGATTTCTCTTATCAAGGATGTAATCACTATCTTGCATTGGATTATCCGTCAAAGCATATGGTAAAATACCACCGTTTTCATTCGAAAAAATATGTATCACATGCCTATCTTTCAAATCACCCTGGCCAAGACAGATTATATGGTTGCATAAATTAAAGTTTTTCTGCATCGAAAAAGAAACCTGCGATGTATCAAATTCTTCATCAATCGAATAATCGCAAAGCAATTCACACCAAAGCAATACTTTATTACCCTGCCATTTCATACACAGTTTTGCATGATACGATTGAAGCATTTTCCGTATTCCATCATATCCATTTTCATAGCGAAATTGATAATTTCTAACTTCAATGCCAGACAAATCACCACTAACAAAAAATGTATCTGTAAGATTCATTCTCTCGATAAGTTCGAGAACAACCTCATTTGCATCGCCATATACCGTCAGATAATCATACCCGGCATCCGGCTCTAATACTTTACTGTTTAGCACTCCGTGCCATGTTCTTCCCTTATAAGCCAGCTTATTATTATCCGGGTCCGGCGCTATACTATCAATAATCCCTCCGTATTCCGTACCTTCAATATAGAGAATATAATCCTGCTGACATGGGTTGTTATCAAGCAAAACCGTGCACTCAAAGTCATTTTCACTTTCACCATACGCAAGGTCAAACTTATAATCCTGCAGCACTCCAAGGTCAATCCGATTCTCGTCCGCATATATCAAATCCATTTTGGCTCACTCCTTTCCGTAAAAGAACGAACAGAAACAATACAACCTTCCTGCCACTGCATCAATGTTCTTCCATCTGTCGCTGGCATTTTTTCAAAGATATAATTTTCTCTGTCACGTCTTGAAAATTCGTTT